CGTCGTAGCCCTCGGAGGTCTTGTGGCTGGCGATTTCGTCACAGACGGCGACCTGGACGTTCAGACCGTCCAGCGCCTTCGCATCGGAGCTAATAGGCCGAAGGTTCGAGCTCGTGCGTTCCTGCCAGATCGCATTCGCCAGCGTCTCGACGCCGTATCTTTTGCGGATCTCCGGCGAACGCCGAACCATCTCGCGCGCGGTGTCGAACAGAATCCGCGCTTGGTCCCGGGTCGTCGCGGCCGCATAGCCCTCGGCCCCGCCTTCGCCATCAAGGAAGCTGAGATAGAGCGCGATGGGCGCCGCGATCGAGGTCTTGCCGTTGCCGCGGGGAACGAAAATGATTGCCTGGCGGAAGCGCCGCGCCGTGGTGCCGCGCTCGACGAAGCCGAAGACGTTGGCGAACACCAGCTGCTGCCAGGGCATCAGACGCAGCGGACGGCCGGCCTCGGGGCCTTTGATGTTCGGCATCAGTCCGGCGAACAGCATAGGCCGCTCAGCCAAGTCCGGCCGGAACTCCCACGGTCCGTGTCCCGCCCTCGCCGCTTCCAAATCGCGCAGGAAGCGCTTGCAGCTGAGGTGGACAAGTCGGCATGCCGCGATGGATCCCGACAACACTGCGTGGCAGTAGGCGATGGCGCTATCGACGCCGGAGGGCGGCGCCTGACGTCGGGTCATGTCAGCCCTCCAAAGCGTCCCACAGCGACACCCCCAACTCCGCCAGGCCATGCACCCCGACCCGATTGCGCTGCGCCGGCGGCAAGGCCAGTTCGGCGGCTAGCTTGCGGGCGAGGTCGGTCTGCCGGTTCAGCACCGCCAGGTAGGGGCTTTGGATCGGCAGCCCGGTGTTCGGCGCCTTCACCAGTAAGCCGAGGAGCTCGATCTGCTCATTGGCCTGGTCGGCATAGGCCAGCGCCATGCAAAGGCGGGCGAGCAATGGCGCATCGATCGGCGTCAGATGCCCGGCCGAAACGTTCGCCAGAAACATGTCCCAGTAATCCCGTGCCCGGTCATTCCCCAGCACGACCTTGGGATACCGCATCTCGCCGGCCCGCGGCGGTGGCACCAACGTGGTCAGGCTGCGCTTGCCAGGATTGCCGGCGGCGACCTTCGCGGCGACGGGCTTTGGCTTTCTACCCCGCTGCGCCATTGGCGGCCTCGACCAGGGTCACACCGCGCTGTTCGGCCACCACATGAAAGCTTTCGCCACTGCGTTCCAACACGGCGACGTCGCCCGTGAAGGCCTGCCAGCGGCGAATGGCGACGTCGACGTAGATCGGGTTCAGTTCGATGGCGCAGCAAACACGGCCGCTGAGTTCGGCTGCGATGAGCGCCGTGCCCGAGCCGCAAAACGGCTCATAGATGGGCTGGCCGGGGACGCTGTTGTTCTCCATCGGCCGGCGCATGCATTCCACCGGCTTCTGCGTGCCGTGGACCGTCTGGGCGTCTTGCTCACGGCTGCTGATCTGCCAGACGGTGGTCTGCTTCCGGTCGCCCCGCCAATGCCCCCTGCCCCGCGCGGCATACCAGCAAGGCTCGTGCTGCCAATGGTAGTCGCCGCGGCCCAGCACCAGCCGCTCCTTGGCCCAGATGATCTGAGAGCGGATACTGAAGCCGCAGGCAGTCAGGCTCTCGGCGACCTCCGCCGCATGCAGCGCACCGTGCCAAACATAGGCGACATCGCCGGGGAAATGCGCCCATGCCTCTCGCCAGTCGGCGCGATGATCGTTGGCAACCTTGCCGGTGCGTTTGGAGTGGCTGACGCCGGCGCGGTTCCGCCAGCTCGGATCGTAATCGACGCCGTAGGGCGGGTCAGTCACCATGAGCTGCGGAAACATGCCGTTGAGGGCGCTGGCGACCGTCTCGGCCGCCGTGCAGTCGCCGCAGGCCAGCCGGTGCTTGCCTAGCCGCCAGACGTCGCCGAGGGCCGTCACGGCCTCTGCTAGCGGCTCAGGAACGGCGTCTGGATCGGTCAGGCCGTCGTTGTGCGGCGACAGAATGTCGGCGAGTTCTTCGTCGGCGAATCCGAGCAGGTTGAGGTCAGCGCCTATCGCTTTGAGATCAACGAATTCCAGCCGCAGAATATCCAGGTTCCAACCGGCGTTCAGGGCCAGCTTGTTGTCCGTGATCGCGTAGGAACGGATTTTTGCCGTGGTCCAACCACGGGCGATCATCACTGGCAATTTTTTAAGCCCGAGCTTTCGAGCGGCGAGAACGCGTCCGTGACCCGCGATGATGGTCCCATTCTCGTCAAGCAAGATCGCCGTCGTAACGCCCCACTCGCGCATGCTGTTGGCGAGCTGATTAACCTGCGCGTCGCTGTGCGTCCGGGCGTTGCGCGGAGAGGGATTGATCCGATCAAGCGACCAGCACTGGACCTCGTCTGCCGGCGATTCCATGCGACCACCCCCTGCATTCAATTCGCGGCCATACAAAAAACATTTCCGGGCGGTCCGACAATCGCTCGATCCTACGATTTGACCCCCCTACGGGTTGCTGTCCTCGACTTCAGCCTCAACTCGGTGGCGGCTCTCCCGTCAGAGCCATTATATAACCTTTCTTGTCATGCCTTAACACCCTGCCAGAACTACGAAAGATTACGCAATGCTGCGCGTTTCAGTGGCGAGGGGGTGGGGTCGAACGTTGTCGCATCGGCTTAGCACTCGGAAATCCCCCTCAGTGAGACGGCCACCCGTGCGGTCAAATGTTGTAAATGTTTCTTACGCGCGTGCGAGATCGCAAAATTCCCCTTCCCCTCTTTTAAACCAGACAAAAACATCCTTGCCTCGCACGCGTAAGAAACATTTACAACAAATGTCCTTGGCGACTTAAGAACCGGGACCTTTCAATGCTGCGACATGCGCTATGATCTGCGCCTTGGCGGTCTCCCGACGAGTTCGCTCGCGTTCGGCCTTCTCGGCAAACAACGAGTGCACGGTGGGGTTGACCATCCATGAATTAATCGGCTTCGCGGAATTGGATGGGATTTCTGGTTCAAGCCAGCCAACAGTCACCAGGTTTGTCATCACATCCGCCAACTCATCCCGGGTTTCAGGGGCTCGCAGCGCCAGGTAGGCTTGCACGACATCCCGAGTTGTGACGCGCTCAAGTCTCTTCGAAAGGATGAAGCCGGCGATCCATCGCGCGTGTCCGGTTTGTGGCGTTTTATACATCAGCGCGTGGGCCCGAAGCAGGTGCGGCATCGCAATGTCGAGCATGAAGGCTGCGGCTTTCTTGGCGGTTTCTTCCGACAGAACCATCAGGTAGGGTTGCGGGCCACCTCGCGCGCGGGCATCGGCGATTTCGATCAGGTGGAATGTCAGCGCCACTCGTGCAAACGAGCCTGGCCACTTTCCAAACGCCGATTGAAGGTGCGACGAGGCGTCCGGCATTAATTCCATGATGCGTGCCGCCGATTCGACCTTTTCTCGGTGCTGCTGTGCGTCTTGGTGGAGCTTAACCACCTGCGGGTAGGCGCCATCCGCAGTTCTGGCTGGATGTAGAGCTGTCAAGGCTGGGAACAGATTGTCATAACGGTCCTGTGCAGCGGCGTTAGGAGCCCTGTCGAGGCCGGGGGATTGATGTCCGGCGACAATAAAAAGAAAGCGTTGCAGAAGACCGTCATCGACGGTGTCGTTTGCGATCTTTTGTATGGGTTCTGGCTGGATCCCGCCAAGGAAGCAGGCGGACCAATTCGGCACGCGAAAGGCCCCTCGCCCAATGCGATCGACGCTGAACGGGCCACCGTTGTACAGGCGCAGGTACGCACCGCGGTCGCCACCACCTTTACCGCCCGCTTTGTAGCGATCCAGATTACCAAAATACTCGCTCATCTCATCTTGACGGCTCAACACCTTCCTGGCCGGCGCTCGCTGAGTCGCCGCGTCATCGTCGCGGAGAGCCTCTGTAATGGCCTCAATCGTCGCGTTCTCGATGAGATATCGATCGCGCTTCGGTGCCGTGGGCTCTGGCAGGAACCCGGTCGTATCTTTCTTGGATTCAGTCTGACGCTGCTTGTAAAGCCGGAGCGCTTCGGAATAGCGGCGCTGCGATTCTGCCTCAAGCTTGTCGATTGGTTTCGTGCAAATTGAGATGATGGGAGACTTCATCACACTTGGGCCGCCGACCAACGCACCCCAAAGCCGAGGATTTTCGGTCCAGGAATAGTCGAATCTTTTTGGCTGCACCTCCCAATCATCGCTCATCACCGCCGCACAAGAGACGATTGCTGCCAGCGCTACAGATGCCGGGTCGACACCCATACGCTCAGCCGTATCGGAGGCGATCTCGAACAGCACGCTCGGTAAATGTGCCGGCCGCAGTTGGGGGCCTCGGAATAAAGGTCGGCGAGTACGTCCAGCGGCTGCGGCCAGCGAATTTCACCCCCTGCTTGCTGCTTGCGCTTCCCCTGTGGAGATTGTTGATCCAGTGGCGGAGTGCTGTGCCCGTCGAGTCCGTTAGGAGAAGTGGATGCTTCCTGCTTTTGCGGGCCAAAATGCTCCGCTTGGCCGTGGCGCTGAAGTAAAACGTCCGGATCGTTCGCCACCGCCACTAGGCCAACTGCTCTTGTGTCACGTCCGCCCAATCCTTACCCGAGGGCGGGATTTGGATGGTTGCCTCGGTTTCGCCGTTAGCCCATCGCGCGGCGCACAAGCGGGCCGCGTCCAGGCCTGCACCGTTGTCATCCGAGTCCGCAAAAATCGTCAGATGTTCGATCCCGGTGACAATTGGAAATCGGGCAATTGCACCGGCGCTACCGCAGGCCCAGACAGGGTTCCATTCAACATGCAACATGATCGCCAGCGCGGTCTCAATGCCCTCAGTCAAGCCAAGGCCATGGGTTACGTCATCATCAGGCACAAGCCGGATGACGCCAGCACGACCAAGCATCATTTTCGCGCCGCCTAAGGCTTTTCCAGAGCCGTCCGGAGTGAGATAGGTTCTATGCACACCGCAAGGTCGGGCGGTGATCGGATCGGTCATAAGTGCGACCATAGCTGGCAGTTTCTCGCATCCACGAGGGCACTTGGGATGAAAACGGAGCGGTGCTTCGGGTGGTAGCCTAAGTCCACGTCCTTCGAGATAACGCTCAACTAACGTATTCTTAGCAGGGCCCGCATTTTCCCAGATCTCGAGTGCCAAGTTTGCCTTGTATACTTCCGCCCTGGGCTTAATAAGGGCTCGAGATCTAGAACCTGCCTCAAACGTTGTGCCGTCACTCGTGCCAAGCCAGCTCCTGGCCCACCGAATGGCTTCGCCCAGGCTGCACTGGCGTAGGTGCAGCACAAGGTCTAACGCATCACCGCCTTTGCCGCCGTCTCCGTGATGGCACCAGAGGCCGCGCTTCGGGCCGACTAACATGATCACCAAGCCGCCTTTCGGGTAGAAACGTAGCTCGGAGAACGATCGATAGGATGGCGGGCTTCCGACAAGTTCGGTTGCTAGCGCTTCGATTTGCGCCGCCAGTAAATCCGACACAATGCGCGCATCAACACAGGCGGGAACCGAATTGGCATTCCAGCGCATTTTCATTGCTCGCCAGTGCTGGGCTTAACCGCGAATAGTTTCGGAATTTCCACCGGATCAATGCCCGGTCCTTTGTCCGAAATGATCCGATCATCGTCGACTTTGTTCAGCGTTCCCGCGGCGCCAGCCTCGAGAGCATTATCGACGATCTCATGAAGAACGATCGCGCGGAGCCTCTTCGGTTGGCAGCCTGCCTTCTGCGAGAGGGTGGCCGGATCCGTAAAAAGCTCACAGTCTTCCCAAACACAATACAGCCGGCTATCGCGGCCCCGCTGCTCCCATTTACGTCCCGCTGTCTTCTTCCAAGCCCGCCTCGGACACGACGTCACAGTTCGTGCGGGCAAATTAGCTTGGTGAATCGGGGATGCTGGTTCGGTCTCGCTCAGTAAAGTTGGCGCCTCG